TCAATCCCATTCAGCGTCGATTGATTCAAATTCTATGTCTTCGCCATCATAGCTGATCATTGCCACGGCTTCTTCATAATCGCTGTACGCCCTGTGGGTGTAGACGGCTTCTGTTATGTCTCTGATCTTATGTCCGACAATAGCTTTCAGCAAGTTTTCATTCACCTTGAAATGCTTTGCACATGAAATAAATGTATGCCGCGGCTCATGCGGCGTGTGGGAGATCCCAAGATAGCGCATAACCTTTTTGAAGCGCCCACGGTATTGATCGTATGTCATAAAGCCGCCAGTCTCATTCGGGAACAGGTATTTGCTATCTGGGTTATAGTGATCCTGTACCAGCTGACGGATCAATGGATGCACCGGGACGCTCCGGTCGATCCCGGCGTCCGTTTTGATGCCGCCTTTGATTCTCCAGCGCACAAGATCCACGTTCACAGTTTCGATCAGCAACACTTCCGAAGGGCGAAAGCCCGTGTACATGGAAAATAGAATCATGTCCGTAACACCAAAGCTGCGGATCTTCCACAGGCGCTGCACTTCGCTATTTTTGAACGGTACACGCTTAGTCTTGTCACGTTTGCCTGCTTTTTGAACAAATAACGCGCTGTAGTCCTTGTCAACAATTTCATGGATCATGCAGTATTTGTACATGAGATTGAAAAGCGACTTCATGCGGCTTTTCGTTGCATCACCGACAACAGCGTCATTGATCACGCCCTGCATGTGGGAGACGCGAAGATCACGCATGCGGACATTGAAGATCGGTTCGCAGTATTTGTACGCCGCCCGGTAGCTGCGGGCGCTGGAATCGTTCTTCAAGGTGGCGTAGTATTCCTTTGACCAGAGGTCGTACACTTCGGAAAACGTCAGCTTGTGTGCGTTAATGTCATAGGGATTCTGCAAGAAATCATTCAAAGCCGTTTCAGCTTCGATCCGGGTTGCAAAGGTTCCGATCAGCTGGTATTCCTGCGTCAGTTTCCCGGATGCAGGATCAAGCCGCCAGCCGATCGTAATTCGTGCAGCCCATGGTTTGCGACGTTTCCCAGTTAGTTTGAAGACGGAGCCGTCGCCGTTTGCTCTTTTCATTGCCATAAAAAGCACCTTCTTTCTGTATATTACCGGAAAAAAGGCGCAAAAAATAAAAGCCCCTTTTCCGTTGCTTTATTGAAGGGCTTTTGCTATAATAATTTTGCGAGAATTAAATAGCAAGCCCGATCAATCGGAGATTGCAGCCGCCCAAGTGTTACCAGCACCGGGGCGGTTTTCTTATGTAGTTACAGACCAAGCATTTTGCCAGCTTTCCGTTGACGCCCGGCTTTATTAGTCGGGATCCCGGTTGCCTTTGCAACTTTCACTTTTGCCTGCGAGATACCAAGCGCCCGGCTGGGACTGAACGAAAGTCCTTTGATCAATGATTTTTTCTTCTTCATTATTCTTCACCTTCTATATCTGTATATTTTATTCTCATTTCAGCACCATAATATTTTTTCTTGCCGCCGCCGTGTACTTTGAAATATTCCACGATATAAGGACGCCCGGCGTTTTTCTCCAAGTAAGGAATAAAACCTTTCGGAACGTTGCCGACTATATAATCATTCACATATACATAATAGGCGGGTTCATCATTATATAAATACCTTTCAAGACGTGCGGCATATCCAGAATCAAACGGTGGATCACAAAAGGAAATTTTTTTCAATATCGTTTGTCTGGAGCGAAGCCGCCCACTTTCGTTGTTGAAAGTGACACCAGCAACATCAAAAGTGATGGTCTTTGTTCGCTGCGGCTGCGATTGTGGCTGCACAGCTTCGGGAGAATCTACAGCAGCAGGATCACTGGGCTGGCGGGCTAATGAGATAAGCACAACGCCTATGATCAAACAAGTGACACCATTTAGAATTCCATATTGTATAAAACCGACAACACTTGAAACTACGCAACAGATACCAAAGAAATAAAGTAAAAATTTTTTCAAGTCGCATCTTCCTTTCTATGTATGAAAATCAATATGTATAACTTTTCCATTTTTCTGGTACTTTATGCCATTTTTTCTGCGTCCCCTTTTACATACCCCAGATCCCGGAGTTCTACAGCACGTTCTAACAGCTTTTGACGTCCTGCGTCATTCAGAATCTTGTATGTATTCAGAAGGTCGTTTTCGTCGTCGGTAAGTGGGGAGTTATCAGCAGATATTCCACACATATCATTCAAACCTATATGAAACAGTTTGCAAATTGCAAATAACGTGTCAATGTCTGGAGTGTATGCGCCACGTTCCCAGCCGGAAACAGTAGAAACGCCAGTTTCTAAATAATCAGCAAGTTGCCGCTGGGTTATCTTCAATTTTTTTCTATAGAATACAAGGTTTTTCTGGATATTCTCTTTTATTTTCTTCTCTGTTTGTATTGTCATTTATGTGTTACCGCCTTTCTTTAAATGTATATTACCACGGCAAAACAAGACTTTCAATAAAAAAGTACAGAAAAACAGTAAAAAAGTATTGACAAAACTGTATTGCAGTATTATCATGCAAATATACAGAAATGCAGTACATGAAAGGAGAAAAACGGAATGGCAAACAAAACCATGGGAAACACATTGAAAACATACATGAAGCGCCACGGAATCAAGCAGCAGTTCGTGTCCGATAAAGCAGGAATCAGACCGCAGATTCTGGGGGCTATGCTCAATGAAAAAAGAAAAATAGAAGTTACAGAATACTACGAAATCTGCAAAGCCATGGGAGCGAACCCGGATGCAATAGCAGCAGAAGCGGGAATCTGGGAGCAGGACAAGGCAGCACAGCTGGTATAAACCAACATCACACACACCGACGAAGGAGAGAAAGAAAACATGAAGTATGGGGAAGAGTTGATCCGGGAACTTGAAGCAGAGATCGAAAGATACGAAAATCAAATGTCACGCCGCTGGGACAGGATAAACAACGGCGAAACAGATCAAGAAGATTGCTTCGTATCAATGAGAGTGGAAGAACGCGGAAGAGATCTTGCAAAGGACAAGATCAAGCTGATTCAGAATGGCGGCTTTGACTGGTTTGTAGAATACGCAACGCTTGACGGCGTGCTGGTGAATGCAAAGTGGTGTCAGTGCAGATCCTTCACAGGATATGGAAAAACAAGCAAACTTCGCGTAGAAATGCCGGACGGTACAGTCAAATGGACACAGGCAACCACTGAAAAAGGACTGGCACGCATAGGAATAAAACGCGTACTGTGCAAGCGCCCGGCGTGGTTCAGATTTAGTTCGGGCGGTTCCGGGATGTATGGCATATACACGGGACAATATACCACTTTCCCGTCCGACAAGAACTACGCAACCGGGGAAGATGCAAGCAAAGAACCAGTGGAAATGAAAGACTACACACCGACGAAGGGAGAATGAAAAAATGTTGCAGAGTAAAGGAAGATACAGCCTTGATTGTATAAATGATGTGACGTGCGGCAGTGTTTGGGGAACAATCACAACGCTGGAAAATATCGACGAAGCAGTGCAGCAGCGCGGAGCATTCAGAGCAAAGATCGAATTTTACGGGATTCTGGAAGAATACAACGGCAACCGCTACGCATTTTTCAAGGATTTAGGAAGAGAGACAGAAGACAACTACTTCGTAGAACTTACATAAAAACAAGCGCTGTGCTGGACACACAACGCTTGCCATAGAATGTCGCCTGTATTTAGTGGTGCTGCATAAGCAGCAAAGTTTCGTCGGGATGTGTATTTTCGTCGGTTGTATACTTCGTCGGTTTGTGGATCAAAAAATAGTTTGCGGCTATTTTTGAGAATTCACGCCGGAAAAGCGATCAAGAATATCATTGTATATTCTGACAGCGATTTCCAGCAGATCGGCGGTATTGTAGGCTTTTTCATATTCAAAGGAAAGATAAGGGAGCATAGCAACCGTCAAGGTTGCGGCGCTCATTTCTTCCGAAAATACAATATTGTCTATTACCATACGCGATCACATCCTTTCGTAAGGCGACAAACATATTATATCAGAAACAAATAAAAAAATAAAGAAAATAAAGAGAAAATAACCACACACCGAAGAAAGGAGACACGACATGACACAGTACACGGTCAAATATGACTTGACAGAGAAAGAAGAAGCCGCCCTGCGGGAGTTATTGCCGAATTATCAGCAGTACATATCAGCAGGCGGCAGCAGACCTTTTGAAAATTACACGCTGGCAGATGTTTTCCAGTCACTGATGTACATAGGCAGCAGGCACACGATCTGGAGACACATAAAAGAAGAACAGTTCAGGCAGAATCTGATCGACATAGATCAGCTGATCGACGACAAGTATTTGACCATAGCGGAGAGAAACGCACACACCGACGAAAGGAGCGAAGACACATGGAAGAAAGAACAATGACATTCAGCATAAACGGTGATTTCATCACACGGCTGGCGCGGGAGAAATGCCACTATGAAGGGAAGATGGAATATGCAATAAACCTTCTGGAAAGCTGCCTTGAATCCGACGAGATCACGGACAACGAAAGAAAGGGGCTGGCTTTTGCAATACTGGACGGACGCGCAGAGATAACGGGGACATATCCGGGCGACGATTACAGATTCCATTATCTTGATCAGAGGGACGAACGGTGGAACGTTGCAAAAACACTTGAAAAGCTGCACGAAAGAGCGGAACAGGCAGAAAAGGAACTGCACCAAGTAGAAGAAAAGCTGGGATTTGTTGCAAGCGGTTACATGTCAAGCTGGGAAAGGAGAGAAGCCCAGAAGCAGTACAGGGAAGAAACGGGCGAAAAGTTATTTGCCAACATGGAAGAAGAAAGCGAAAGCACCGGAAGCGCCCTTCTTGATTCTTTCATAAAACGCATGGAGACAGGAACCGACGACGATTACGGGTGGCTGGAGCCGAACGGAACTTTTCACCCGGTAGAATTCGGGATGCACGAAGAATGGGCGGCAGATCACGTCGCGGAGTTTTACGGAGACGAACACGAAGAAAAGCGGAAGGAAGCACGCAAATACATTTTATGCGGAGATTTTTTGACAGATCGCGGCTGGGTGCTGCTACATAACCCGTCACAGGGAATCGCGATCCCGACAACTTCACCGGGAAAGAGATACACAAAAGCGCAGAAGGAATTTTTGTATCAGTATTTCATAGACAGGAATTGCGAAAAAGAAGCGAATGAGATCTGGGAAGATTAAACACACCGACGAAGGGAGCGAAGACACATGGCAGCAGGAAAAATCAAGGTAACAGAAGCAGCAGCACTGCTTCACGTTTCGGATCAGTTCGTCAGAATC